GTTGCTTCTACGGTTGTATCTACTATCCTAAGATGCTGAAGTTCTACTCTATTGTTAAAAAAGTTTGCAACTTCTGTGTTATCTATCGAAAAAACAACCCTGCTTTCTTGGCCTGTGACTTCTGTGTCTTGTACCTCTACTGATGTAGGGCTTAAAGATCCTTCTTCAATTCTGTCCTGAAATCTACCAGTAAAAAAACCATTGACATAATCCGCCAGGCCTTGTGCGTTAACTAGAGCATCGTCCTCCAATACAGGGTTGCTTGAAAAGTCAATGCTTCCGCTGTCATAGGAAAACACCTGCTGTTCGTAATTGTTTGTGCCTTGAACACTTACAATGCCTGTGCCTTGATTTATGAGAAACAGATCCGTTCCTGCTGTGTCAATAGAAGTTGTCCTAATTCCAACCACAGCGCCGCTTGATCCAGAGTTTCCAATTCGTCCTACCCAAGCACCAGTCCCCGGTGCCTCTGTGTTGATATTTTCGTCAAAAACCCAGTATGCATCAGAGCTGCCTCTGTCTATTTCCAATCCAGAAACACGCTGCCCGCCGACATCGCTGACTTTGCCTGATGTATCAAATCCATTTCTATTTAGAGTAATTACCCTGTCTTCTATCAAAAGAGTTGATGTATCTACTGTAGTTGTGGTGCCTTGAACTTCTAAATCGCCCGTGACTACAACAGTTCCTGCATCCGTGCCGGTATCTAGTGTTATCGTTCCGCCATCTGTAACATTTAGTTTGTAGTCACCGTCTATGTTCAAGTATTTTGACATCTAGATTTCCTCAAATAAAGGAGCAGAGCCCCTTTATAATTAGATTGCAGTTAGCACTAATAGGTTTGCAGTTGAATCGTCTTGAATTTCCCATGTATAACGGTTATTGTCAAAATCGATCATAGTGCGGTTATGTACTTTGCGGATATTTACGCCGTCTCCGCTTCCGCTTACATAGCCCTTTAGTACCATTTCATTGTCACCTGGCACTGCCTTGTCAACCAGCTCACATACGCCTTCGTTGCCGCCACCGTTCGCAGCATCGTCAACTTTGAATCGAGTTTCTGCACGCTGTCGCAGCACAATGCCTGTTTCAGAAACAGAGTTAGAACCAACTTTTACAATTGCTGTCAGTCTTTCTTCGCCTGTTAGGTCACTTCCGTCGTTAGTGACTCCTAAAAATCTTGAATTAATCGGACGTCCCATTTGTTTTCTCCTTGTGGTTACGTTCTAGGTAATACGCGGTGGGTTGCCGCATAAGTCCTCATCATAGAGGTTCTCTCTTTGACAAAGTATTTATCAATTAAATTTGTTCGCGAAGTTTTGCAACAGTTTGTTCGATTTTGCCAAAATTGTAGACATGGAAGGCTGTGTTATCTATGTTTGACACAAATTTAGCTGTGTCAAAACCTGTGGCATTTAGATATGCTATGCCACTCAAGTTAGTTGCTGCTGCCTTTGTGCTTGCAATCACTCCGCAACGCTGCATGTATTTCAACAAATTCGACAGAGAGCACATGCTAGGAACGCCAATTCTAGTGTTTGCGTGAAACTGATTTAATAGTTTTGTACTGAGACAGAATTGTGTGATGCCCCCAGAAAAACTCGTATACTTTTTTCGTTGCACATCACCGTAGGTTTCTTTTTGTGGATAAACGCCGCACAGCCGTCGCAGGTCATGCTCTTTTATTGTTCCACAAAGTTGATACGCGGACTGATAAAACCGACCCTGACGTAAATTTCCGCCTATGACCAACACAGTTGCAACGCCCAAGGATTTAAACTGTTCGCAACAGTCCACAAGCTCCTTTTTTGAATGAAGATTTCTTGCTGCAATGTGAGGTACAATGTTTTTGTTTGGATTTTGTTCTTTGATTTGTTTGACGGTATCTATAGTTTCGTAGAGTGTTTTATTTTGTAGGTGTGTTACGGTTATTTCGTCTACACAGTCTATCACCGATCTAGGCAGTGTTTGTGACACAGTTTGTTCTACCGAAAGAAACATTGATAGTCCTTTGTCAATGTTTTATTTATACCTCGGTCAAAAAAATAGGGCCCGAAGGCCCTATTCCGAATATATCAAATATATTCTGTCTTAGCTAAAGCTAACGTTGCCGTTAGTAATGCCAACCTTACCGAGGTAATCGGCGGCGTTACCAAGCGATGAAGCTGTGTTGGATAGCTCAACGTAACCATAACGTGTCATGAATGAAACGACTGGCTCGAATGTGCTTGGATCCAATACAACGCCTGAGCTCATCAGCGGAATGTATGGGCAATAGAATGCCGCTGCATCCGACTCTGATGTGCCTTTGTAGCCAACAAGCACTGGTGAATTATCAGCAGCATATGTGTTGACATAAACACGCATTGCGTTGTTGAGTGTACCGACCATCTTGGTGTTGGTTGGTGCTTCAAAGGTACCTTCTGTGGTACGTGCAAACGCTGAAGTAGTTGCTGACTGTAGTAGTGTTAGCGCAAATGGGCTAACAACTGCCCAGTTACCAGCGCCACGACGTGTGCGCTGTGCAATCAGGTTTGCAACACGGTTGATCTGAACAGCCAGTGCGGCGTGCTCGTCGCCAACAAATGTAGCAGTGCCTGAAACAGCAGCCTGATCATAAGTTTCGTATGTGCTTGCTAGGTTACCCAGTGAAGCTAGAATCTCCTGATCAATTTCTGCAGTAATTTCCTGCGCTAGGGCAGCCATAATTTCTGCTTCGACGTCTACGCCGTGCTGTGCCTGTGCATCCTGAGCAGCTTCGAAAGTCCAGCGTGCGCTGAGCTTACGAGTTTTGGCTTCTACAGTCTGCTTCAAGATCTGAATGCTTAGGCGATTACCTGCTGTTCCCTCTAGTGATGCTGTTGCTGCACCTTTAGCTGGATCACCATCGTTACCTGAATAGGCTTCGGCGATCTTGAATGGTGAAAGTGCTTCTTCACCTGCTGTTGTGTTCTCAGCGCCACCTGTGGTAGTGTCTGAATAACGAACACGTAGTGTGTGGATCTGACCCACTGGACCAGTCATTGGTTGCACACCAACCAGTTCATTAGCAATGACTGTTGGCATTACACGTCTAATTACTGGTAGAATTACACGGTTAAGTGTTGCTACGTTACCGGCTGAGGTAGCACCAGCGGTTGCACTCTCTGACAAATACTTGCGAGTATTTTCTAGTGTCGCAGCCATCACAGATTTCTTATTGCCTGTTAGGCCTTCAAGTAGAGCACCCTTGGTCTCCTGCCAGCGACTTTCTAGTAGTTCTGACATTATTATCTCCTTAATTTAATCCAGCTAGACGACGCATGTCAATGACATTTTCGTCTGCCTTACTACTAACGTTAGTTTGTGAAACTTCTTCACGATTGCCTGTTACTTCTGTGCCTTCTGTGATAACTGCCTTTTTGGCTGGAGTTTTACCGTCGATAACTGATGGTAAGTATTTGTCAAACGCAGAACGCAGTCTGTTTGTTTGAACGCTTTCCAGTAAGTCTGACATAATTTCCTTTTGATCCTTGGACAAAGGTGCTGTCAGTTCATTTAAAATATCTTTTCGCTGCGCAGACTCTGCCAAACGCTGTTTTTCAGATTTCTGACTTTCAGCTAGTTTGATTGCCTTGGCAGCATGTGCCTTTGCTTCAGCAAGTTGCTTGTCTTTGGCGTCAAGAACTTTCATAAGCTTGGCTGTTTCTGACTTTTCATTTAGGTAGCTGTTAGCGTATTCGCCTGCAAATGCTTCGAATACCTTGCGACCAAAGTCGTTTCTTCGTGCTTCTTCAATATCTTCTTTGAGCTGTGTGATTTCGCTTGAAAGAGCTTTGTCAACAGTTTCTGATACTGCTTTAGCACTTCTTTCGACAAAGTTTGATTTAACCTTGGCGAAGTGTTCTTTAGCTTCACGTACTAAGCGTACTTTTGTTTCAGCTAAATCTTTCTTGTCCTCGTTGAACTCTGCAATTTCTTTTGCAAGTGCTTCGACAACAAATTCTTCAAGTTTGGCAAAGTTACCCGCCATAACCTTTTGATCTTCGTGCAGTTCACCAACTTCTTGCGACAGTTGGTCCATAACAAAGCCTTTCAGCAGATCAGCATTTTCACGCATTGCAACTGCATATTTGGCCTTGGCTTCGGCTAGCTGATTGCGATCTTCTTTGAATTCTTCGATCTCTTCTGCTAGGCGCTCAGACAGCATAGAATCAATAGCTTCTACCATTGTTTTCTTGTCATGTTCATATTTCTGAGCAAATTCTTCACGTAGTTCAGCGGTTACTTGCTGGCGATTTTCTTTTACTTTCGCATCCCAAGCTTCCTGAATTTCTTGACGCACTTCTTCTGTAACTGCATCGCTTTCGAGTAGTGATTTTAGTGCATCCAACATATAATATCTCCCGTTATTGGAGTTTGTTGATTATGTTAACCAACGATTCCTTTAAATACTTTTGTGCCTTGTTATCATGTTTTGTTGCCTCTGCTAATTCGTATGCCTTATAACCGCCACGGGCATTCATAAGTTGCTCGTAGATGGGTGTTGGGTAGGCGCCAGGCGCACTTGGTTGTGCGACAACGTCTACTGTTATAATTTCAAAATCAGATACTTCGTTGCTTCCGTCTTCTGATACATTACCAGAGCCCCGAGATGAGACACCTAGTTTTACACCTGCTTCTAACATAGTGCGAACCAGCTGTCCCATCGGGGTTGGCAAGATTTTTAATTTCCCATAACCGTTTGGACCGTCCATCCACATATCTGTTATCATATGGCTTACACGATCAAGGTTAATGTTAAGGCCTTCTGGATGATCAACTTCTCCGAGTGGTGTGTATCCGTTTTTACATTGATCATTGAGCGTTTTGACAGCCCTGCCAATTTCATTTACAGGATATACTCGCTGATTGGCGTTACGGACATCACCTTGAATGCAAATTCCTTTCATGTAAAGGTCTTTGCCTTCGTTGGCATTCTCAAGCACAATTTGTGCTTGGTCGAATGTCAAATGCTCTTTTAAGTCTATCATTCAAACTTCCTTATTAGCTGCCAAGTGTTGACTTCTTGTTTGCAGCAGTGTCGCCTGCGCCTTTCTTTTCAGCGCCGTGGCCTTTTGGCTGAGCCTTCATTGACTTAGAAGCCTTTCCTCCAGGAACGTTGACATTGCCCATGTCTTCTTCTTTGGGAGAGTCTGCACTTCCGCCTTTTTCTTCGCCGCCTTGTGCGATGTTTCCAGCTTCGCCGCCCATGTCGTTGGCACTTGCTACTGGTGAGTCAGTGTTAACACCGTCGTCGCCCATTTTAGCAGTTACTTTTTCAACATACTCTCTCATTGTTTCAGCTTCAGACATGTCTTCGTCGTCTTCTTCGTCGTCGTCTTCTTCAGCTTCGCCAAAGTCTAGGGCTTCTTCTTTTTCGTCACCCTCTTCACCGTCGTCGTCACTGTCCATGTCCATGTCCATGTCCATCTCAGTGTCGTCGTCGGAATCCTCTTCATCGCCGTCTTCGCCGGCCATCATCTTTTCGAATTCTGCTTTGAGATCGTCTAGTGCATCTTCTAGATCCTCAACACGATCTTCCATTTCTTCGTCTTCGTCTTCGTCTTCTTCTTCTTCGTCGCCGTCTTCTATGTCGCCGAGCATGTCATCAGTTGCGTCTCCGCCCATGTCCATGTCCATGTCCATGTCCATGTCATCCTCGCCTTCGACTTCAAACTCGTCTAGGTCAAAGTCTTCTGACATCTCATCGTCGTCTTTTTTGTTTTTCTTTTTCTTATAGGATCCTTCTTCCATGTCTTCGTCATCGTCGTCACTGTCATCTTCAGCTTCTTCGATGCCTTCTAGGTCAGACTCAAGAAGTCCTTCGTAGATGTCTCTTGATTTTTCTACTACTATCTCGTGGAAAAGCTCTTCGGCACCGTCGCGATCCTCATTGATCAAGCGCTCGAGCATTTCTTCAAATTTGTTACGATCTGCCATTTTTAAGTCTCCTGTAAATTTGCTTTTTACCCATGGTAAGGCTGTCACTTTTATTTACATGATTACAAAAAAACTACGCGGAAATAGGTCAAAAACGAGCGTTTTTGAACAGATGTTAGGAAAAATTGAAGATTTTCATGAAATCTTCAACAACAATTGTGTCTAAATTGTCAAATTTATTTAGTTCTTCAGGGCAATAATTATCTGCAGCTATAATTCTTTTATAGTCGGTTTGTGGATGTTCTTTGATTACGTTTGCGGTTTGTCGCAGCCAATTTCCAAAGAACGTAGCACCATCTGTGCTTTTTTTATAGTTTGCTGTATCTGCAAAAATATTATTGAGTGTTTTGCCGTTGTTGAGGCCTCGAAAATCAAATCCTAAGATGTAAATCTGATCATAGCCGTGCTGACTGGCCAACCATAGAGCTGTTGGCCCTGAGCTCCAGCCTTTTGAAGGTTTGAAGTAATTAAGGTTATGAATCTTGGTGTAGCTTTTGTTTGGGTTGGTCCAAACTGTGTTATGGTGTTGATAGCCGGCTTTGTTGATTTCCAAAACCATTTTTACGTCAACTGCTACAAGGTAATCAGGTGAAAATGTTCTATACAGAGCGTTACACCCGTATATAGTACCATAGTCTCTCAGCGCTTCGAGAGGTACTGACTTCCTGCTTGTGCCGTTGCCTAGAACAAAAGCAATTTTGCTATCTCTTGCTAGCGTTCGCTGTTCGTGTAATTTTTTTGATTGCTTTTCTTGGCGGCGCTGCTCTTTGACTAGTTGCCACTCGTGTTTTGTATATTTAGATTTGTCAATCTTTGCCATTAAACGCCCGCTTCGGCATTTGCTGCGATACCATACATCTGCCGAACAAAATCAATTTCATTGTCTTGTTCTTTTTTATGTAGTTCAGCTGCCTTGCGGACTTTGTTGATTTGACGTAGAGTAAGTCTAGTTTTGCGAGTGTCTGTGTATTTTACTGGAGACTCGTCAGAAGTTTCGTCGTAGAAAGTATCTTCAACGGGCTCGAATGTTTCCTTGTCGTAATAAAAAAGTTCTCTCAGTATCATAGAAATATTTATCTTATTGTTCTGCTTCGCCCGTGTCGCCTGCTGCTGCGTCGCCGCCTGTGACTGTTTCTGGTGGCTCTGCTTCTCCACCTAGTTCTGGCTCAGGCTCTGCTGCGGCTTCGTCTTCGATGCCTCCCAAGTCTGCGCTGATGTCTGCAGAGCTAACACCTGCTCCGCGCATTTCTCCAGCAGCATCGGTTTCAGTAGGCTCTAGGTTTTCGTCGTTTTCTTCTCTCCACAGTCTTTCGTTTTCTGCTACTTCTTCGTCAGTCAAACCAAGAAAACGTTTCATTGCAAATCTATTAGAAATATAAGGAATTGCACTCATTTGTGTAAATGTAGGTATGCGAGCATTGTCAATTTCAGCCTGTCTATAGCTTGCAAAATTCTGCGGTGGTTGGAATTTGATATCAAACATCGCAGTGTCGATATTGACACCTTTTTCCAAGAGATACCTTTTGAATTCCTGATTTAGTTCTTCAATCACAAGATTCTGAAGACGTTCACAGTAGGTATTGAATCTCAGTTCTTGTATGTAAGCAGTGCCTACTCTGCCGTCCGAGTACTGTGCCTGACCATCGTCTGGACCAGTGGGCAAATAAGAAGAAGGAATACGGAGACCGCGCACGAGTTTGTTAGTGAAGTAACGCAAGTCATCTATCTCACCAAGGTTTGTGCCGCCTGGCAGTGTTTCAACTTTTGATCCTCTACCTTCTGCTGTTTGCGGGAAAAAGTAGTCTTCGTTGATTGACAGTGGGTTGTACGCTGAGTCTATGACATTCTGGCCTCCCCCTGTTGCCGATGGGATACGTCTTTGATGTATTTCCGTTTTTACACGCTCAACAAACTGCATAGCAAGGTGAGTTGGCATGTTGCCCACATCAACGTAGAATACTCTCCTTTCAGGAGCTCTTTGCACGCGATAGATAATAATCGCATCTTCTAGCAATTCTTTTTGTTTGAATACTTTGAAAACAGTTTCAAGCAAGCTGTTTCCAAAAGGAAAATTCATGTCTAGTCCTTCGGAGAGACTTAAATGCACAACGTGCTCTGCAGACACTGCAATTTCAGTTTCTTGGTCTAGCTGAAACCTGCCGCCGCCTGCGCTGGTGTTGACGTTGCCAACCATGCCACGCACGCCGCCTTGTAGGTATCCATCACCACCTCCCGTGACATTCCCGTTGGTTTGATAGGGCGTGGTAGCAACTAAATTCATAAAGTTGAGGTTGAAGTCTTTTACAACATACTGCTCGGGCTTTTTGCCTTCACTTTCATTTACAATTATCTTAGTAAGCTTGGCGGGATCAACATGAAAAAGTTTCTTTGTTTCGGGATCTCTAACAAAGACCTGGTCACCATATTTGAATACATTTCGCAGTATTCTAAACATGCGTGTTTCAAATTTATTGAGTCTGCACCACTGCTGTAGATATTGTTCAATTATTGTAATTTCTGAATTAGTAGCTTTTGTTTTGAAATCAATAATAAAAGGTGTTTTGTTTTGATCATTTGGTTGTGTAGTAAATTCCGCTAGTATATCCAGTGCAGCGTTGACTTCGCTGTCTAGATCCATTGTATTGTATTGACCATAGCGTTCAATGCGATTAGGTGAACCTACGTACACGTCAGGAAGATAGGACGAATAATTCGTTCTAGCAGGTCCTGGATTAGAACCGGTTGTTTTTCCGCTCAGTGGCCCATAACTGCCGTTGGGATTATCTCCTGTTTGTACAGGTTGAAAGTGTTTCTTCCAGCTCATTTATTTTTACCTTATCCTTGCAGGTTAGTTCCTGCTTTGACTGCTTTGCTTATGCGTTTGTTAAATTCAGTGTTGTTTTGCATTTCTGCAAGCAATGCTGTCATTGTGTTATTTAACTGTTCTAGTTTTGCAGTTTGCTGATCGGGGCCGTTTGTTGCACCTACAACAGATCCGGCTGGGCTAGTACCACCGGTCTGTGTTCCCGCAGTAATTGTGCCATCTGCACCTAGCTCTTCGTTCAGTCTCGACAAAACCTGCACAAGATTTTCTAAAGCTTCATTATAACTGGTTATTGCGGTTGCGTCAAGACTGTTTGTGATATCTTGTAGATTTTCAAGGCCTTGCGAACTTATCTTTATTGCGCCTAGGTCAACTTCTCCGGCAGCAAATTCACTTATGCCCGCAAGACCTTGTCCAACTTGATAGATTGCTTCAGAGTTGACTTCCTCAAACTTTTTCAAGCCTTTTACTAGTCCGTCAAACTGACCTTCTCCGTCGCCGCCCAGTATACCGCTAAAGAGATTGCCTAATCCTTTGCTGAGGCTGTCTAGCATTCCATCGCCTGTGAATGCTGCAATTCCTTCCTGCAGGCTTGACAGGGCAGGACCTACGCTAAACAAACCTTGTGCATCTAGATTTTCAAACGATCTAACTCCGCCAGCTAGATTTTGTAGTGTACCCGAGCCAACAAAGTTTGCAAAGAATCCAGCTTGTGCAATTTCTTTTATAGGATCTCCTAGACGTTTGATTGCAAATCCCACAGGAAACAGATTGGACGGGTCTACTGATTCAAAAGCTTTTACTCCGTCTGCTAGCCCTTGCAGTGCGCCGTCGCCGACAAATGTTGCGACAACGCCTCCTTTGGCCAGTTCCATGATGTTGTCTGTAAGCGGTCCTAGGGCTTTTCCTACTTTTAAGAGTTGCCCTGAATCAAGGTTCTCGAACTTCTTTACCCCATCTGCAAGATTGCCTATACTGTTTGTTATAGAGTCAATCACAGCTGCAATGCCCTGAGCACCTACACCTATGCCTGCGCCTGCAGCGCCTATTGCTAGCAATGGTGCAGCAACTGGCTTAGCGGCATATCCTAGAGCTACTATTGCTGCGCCGAATACTCCCAAGCCTTTAGCCATTGCACCCCAGTCCATGTCTTTGACCTTTTCAAACAAACTGCCAAAAACGTCACCGAACAAGCCTGCGCTGCCTTCTGCACCTTCTAGTTCTTGAGACGTTGCAGCAATCTGTTGATCAGTCTGAGCAAGTTTTTGTTGTAGTCCTTCTATTTGTTCTCTAGCTGATTCTGCACTAGCGCCAGACAATCTTGGCATCTCTGTCTGCAGTGCTTTTATTTGCGCTTCTATTTCTTCGGCTTGGCTTTGTAGATCTGACTTGGTGTTGCCTAGTCTTTCTTTCATCGCAGACTCTGTTTCGCCAAAAATCATGCGATAGACTTTGTCAAACATACCGCTAAACACAGGTTTTGCTGCTGCACCTATGTCTGATACTAGATTTTGGAGAGCGCCCATTATGCCAAACTCTTTGATATCGCTGGTAAGGCTTTCAATAGTGCCTCCTAGGCCTTCTAGAAACGGCGTAAGTGTAGTTGTGTTTGCGTTTTCAAAGGCATCTGCCAATGCGTTAAGCTGCGGGCCTACGGCTTTGGTAATAGGAGCAAGAACATTTTGTTCGAATGTTGCTTTGATTTCTCTCAGTGTGTTTTGAAATCCTGTAAGTGCTTCTACTGTCTCGTCGCGTTTGTTGCCTTCGGCTTCTGCTGCTTCTAGGTCCTTTTCTAGAGCTTCTCTGTTGAAGTTTCCTTGTTCGTCGAGGTACTTGGTGAATTCTATGCCGGAGCTCTGCAGAATATTTGCTAGCTCTGAGGCAGGTCCTTCCATCCCTCCTGCTGCAGCAGCCAGCACGTTTTCAAGGTTTGCACCTGCTTCGGCCTGACCTTCGACAAAATCAGCCAGTCTTCCAACTGCTCCGTCGTTGAATTCTTCCAGACTTACTCCAGAATTAGTTGCTTGCGTGGCCATTGATGTTATAGCATCTGCACTATCGCCCATAGTTGCAGCAAACATTCTAGTTGCCTGTGTTAACGGAGGCACGCCCAAGAACTGCTGTTTGAAGAATTCTGCACCCGTTTCACCGCCCGCGGCCATTGCTTCTGCTAGACCAGCTTGTACCTTAGCACGTTCCTCTGGCCTTAGTTTGGCCAACTTCATTTGAAATGCTATGTCATTTTGTTGTGCTTGCAATTTTTCTCGCTGTGCTTTGACATCTTCCCCGGTCAATTTGCTCAGCGTCATAAGGCCCTTTGAATATTCTGCACTGTGCATGGCAAGCTGTTGCATGTCCTGCTGCTGGGCACGTGCGCCTGCCCGATTCATGTACATGTAATCTGCGAGACCTTCGTTGACTTCTTCGAACGTTAGTCCCATGGCCAGCAAGTCACGCTCGTATCCTCGCAGTGCTTTTCTTGCTCGGTTAAATTGCATGGCACCTTGTGTTACTGTTCCGCCAAACGCTGCAAATTTTTCTGTGTTGTTTCCCACAAAACTGGCAAATTCATCTAAACTGACCTTTGCACCTGCTGCACTAACACGCAGCTCTGTGAGGTTGTTGTTAAAACTTGCGCCCGAACTGGACAACTGCTGGAAAGTTGTAAGAGTGTTGTCCAAGTAACCAGTGAACATTGCCAGCACACTGCCTACCAAAGGCACTTGGCTGACCAAATCGGTCATGGTAGCAGTGCCGTCGCCAAACGCTTTTACAAGGTTTGTTGTTATTCCAACAGCACCGCCTAGCACAGACGTAAAAAGATTGAGAGCGCCGCCTGCCATTCTTCCCACTGCTCCTGCGGCTTTTGAGAATGCACTTGTGCTTTCTTCGACTGCTTCGGTGTTTTCTTTTTTAGCTGTGGTTCCTTCTTTGACGGAATCGTTGTAGAGTTTTTGTGCTTTTGCGCCTTCTTCTTGGCCAGAACCTTGTGAGCCGCTTGCACGACCTTGCTGCTTCATTACCTTAAGCAATTCCTGTAGAGTTGCTTCGGCAGCGGGACCTCCCGCAACGTCTACAATTTTAACTTCTTCGGCCATTAAATAAAATCCAAGTTAAATGCGCATATAAATACAAAGATATATACGTTATAGTGTATTTATACGGAGAAATCAATGCAAAATCTAAATCCAAACATGGGCGTTCCAAACAACAGCGACAATCCGCTGAAAAAATATTTCAGACAGCCCAAGCTGTATATCACTTTGCCATCTGCGTATAATTTTTATCCGCCCGGATCAATTGAAATTCCCGAAACAGGAGAAATTCCTGTGTATTCGATGACAGCAAAAGACGAGCTGGCGTTCAAAACACCAGACGCTCTACTAAACGGCCAGGCCACAGTTTCGGTTATTCAAAGTTGCATGCCGAGTATCAAGGACGCTTGGCAGATGCCCAGCATTGACATCGACGCTGCACTAGTAGCAATAAGAATGGCAACCTATGGAGAAACACTTACTATTTCTACAAAGGTGCCTGTGGCTGGTACAGAAAGAGATTATGAACTCAATCTCAGGGACTTGTTTGACCAATTCAGCGCGTATCAATACGAAAATGTCGTACATGCTGGCGATCTTACAATCTATCTCCGGCCTCTAACCTACCAGGAATTCACAAAAAATGCACTGAAAACCTTCGAAGAACAGAGAATTATCAATTTGGTCAATGACGAAAGCGTGTCAGACGAGGATAAACTACAGGCTTTTACTAATTCCTTTACAAAATTAACGGAACTTACTGTATCAATGATTACACAGGGCATTGACAGGATTGTGATAGGAGAAGATGAAGTTACTAATCCTCAGCATATATCAGATTTTATACAAAATGCAGACAAAGAGTTCTTTAATTCTGTAATGAATCACCTAGAACAACAAAAAGAAAAGTTTTCTATCAAGCCCATGGAAGTATCAGCTGATCCTGAGGACATAGAAAAAGGTGCTCCTGCAACATTCACAGTGCCAATTACATTTGATCAGTCAAATTTTTT